CCCACCCCCCTGCGTGACCCCCGCCGCCACCTATATCTAACCGTCCCCCCGCGCAACTTCTCAAAATTTTCTCAACTTCATATTTTCAAAATTTTCCATATTGACATCAAAGAAGGTAAACGGTATACACTTTGTATGGAGTGAGTCATGGGCAAGATGAAAGAGCATCCGAGATACAACATTATGAGTTTCAGAGCTTCTGATGAGCTTGAGAAGAGGGTTTTGGATGCTTGCCGTGAGGTTGGTATCACCAAGAGTCAGTTATTGTCTGAGTTGGTAGAGAAGGGTTTGGGGGTGAAGGGATGAAACTGATCTTACCTACCAGTATTACGTTCCCGCGCAAAACTAAACCAGATAAACGGTATATGCTTAATCTAAACGTGTACCGGAATCTGAATTTCATCGTTAACAACCAGATGAAGGTGGCTTTCTCAGATAAGATCAGGGCAGTATATGACACCCAGAGTGAGCTGTCTGAAGGGTGCTGGTTGACTATGTGCGAGAACAAGGTGCGGTCCCTTTTGCCTCCCCCCCCTTACCGGTTCACCTACACCCTCTTTCAAGAATCCAAAAGGAAGACCGATGTCGCCAATGTGTGCTGTGTTGTAGCGAAATTCGCCGAGGATTCTCTTATCAGCCTTGGGATAATCCCAGATGATAACCATACCGTGATACCAGAAACAATTTACCGCTACGGAGGCGTAGACAAGTCCAATCCCAGAGTTGAACTAACCATAGAGTCCATAGGAGGTGCCTATGCCAGCTCCAAATAATTAGCAAAAGTTTTGGGCAAAAGTGGAAATAAAAGAAGGGTGCTGGGAATGGAAAAGCACCAAGATTTGGAACGGATACGGCCAGCTCAAAGAACACCAAGAATACTTTTTGGCACACAGGTACGCCTATGAATCGTGGTACGGTGAGATACCAGAGGGGATGAACGTACTCCACAAGTGTGACAACAGGTCATGCGTGAATCCAGACCACCTGTTTCTTGGAACCCAGAGAGAAAACGCCCATGACATGGTGCGTAAGGGCCGTGGCAACTATTCGGCAAAGACGAAATACAGCGATGATTTTAGGCAGTCTGTAAAAATATCTTATATCCCCGGCAAGGTCAGCAACAAACAGGTAGCCAAAATGTTTTCGATACCGTATTCGGTGGCCCACGCGATGATACACGGTCGTAAAAGCGTTGTTAAGTAGCCGCCGTCATTGAGGGGTTCATGGGCCTACCCGTGGACAGCGACCTGAAGCGGTGGTTCCAAAACAAGGGTGATTATTCCTGTAAGGGGCAGAGACAGACTGTAAATCTGTTGCCGCAAGGCTCCGTAGGCTCGAATCCTACATCGCCCACCATAACCACAGAAAGGAAAGAAAGATGAACAAGTACGAAGAGCTGATTAAGAAGGTTGAAGAGTCTGCTGGCGATGCTATCAAGTTTTACGACAAGGGAAACAAGTCGGCTGGTGTAAGGCTCAGGAAGTTTATGCAAGAGGTTAAGGCACTGGCTCAGGATGTGCGCGTAGAAGTGACGGCTAAGAGCAAGTAGTCCCAAACGTACAAGGCACAGCGACTTCCCCCCTTCGTTGACAGCTGCCTCCCCCGACTAGGGCTGTGCCTCTCCAAGAGAGAAGAGGTGTCTTTTTGTGATTACGTGTCAGATATGTGGAGAGCGGTTTATTTTGAAGTCGGCATATATGTGGCACATGAGGAACGAACATGGCGGTAATTTCATCGGAAACATTGGTAAAACAGAAGTACCAGCCCAAACAGGTGCCGGTGGTAAGTAAGCCGTCAATTCAGGATAGGGAAAAGAAGGCTGCAGAGAATATTTTGCAGGGTATGAACCCAGCCAAAGCGGTTACCGAGGCTGGGTTTAACTTTTCCCCCATACAGGCGCAGAAGTATGGAGAGAAGCTGAAGGCCAAGTATAACGACCTTCTGGTAACGGCGTATGAGGCGGTTGGTATCACGCCTGAGTATATTGCCGGTAAGCAGATGGAGATACTGGAAGACGAGAAAACAAGGCCGGGAGACAGGTTAAAAGCCATAGAGCAGATATTGAATGTGACTGGCGGCTTCGCTCCGAAGCAGGTTGAGGTGGCCCATGTCAGCTTTGAACAGGCAGTCATAGAAATTTCGCAGACAGTCAACTTGTCAAAACTTTCATCAAGGGATGTGCGCAAATTATTGGATGTGACAGATGCAGAAATCATCTCTTAGTAACCTGACAGATGCACAGAAACACATGCTCAGGCTGATGGTGGATTTCGAGTATTGTGCAAGCGCCCTGCTGAAGGTGCAGACTGTGGAAGGTGATTTGCTTCCGTTCAGGTTGAACGCCCCGCAACAGATCGTATTAGACATTTTTGAGCAGGTAAAAGCCCAAAGACCGCTGCGGGTTGTGATACTCAAAGGTAGACGTATGGGTATGTCTACCCTTGTGTCTGGTCGTTTTTATCAGAGGACATCTTTCTTCCCCAACAGATACGCTATGCAGATCACCCATGAGCCGCAGTCAACCGACTTTCTTTTCAGGATGGTAAAGCGGTTTTATGATTTTTCTCCCGACCAGATACGCCCTTCAACAAGGGCTAACAACCTGACATTACTAGAGTTCAACACCAAGGACGGTAAAGGGTTAAACAGTGGATTCAGGGTTGCTACTTCCGGTAAGAGTGATATCGGTTCAGGCCAGTTGATCCACTACCTACATCTTTCCGAGATGGCAAAAATGGATCAGGCAAATCTGGAATCACTGCTCACAGCGGTTGCCCAGTGCGTACCAAAAGACGGTTCTGTTGACACCGAGATTATCTATGAGTCAACAGCCAAGGGTATCGGCGGGATATTCCACGACAAGTTTTGGAATGCCAGATACCGGTTCTGGGTTGACAAGCTGGATAAAGGCGGAAAGGCCGTGCTTAAAGAGACGATAAACGAGAAGGCTGGTAAGGAAAATATTGAAACTTCGATATTTATCCCATGGTTTTGCTTTGAAAAGAACCGGTTAAGGGTGCCAAGTGACTTGTCGCTGGACGCTGAAGAAGCCGCTTTTAAGGAACAATACAACCTAGACGATGAACAGATGTATTGGCGCAGGTTTACGATTACCAACGAGTGCCGCAACTCTATCAGCCGGTTCAACCAAGAACACCCGACTACCCCTGAAGATGCCTTTTTAGGCACCGGCAACCCGGTATTCGATAACGAAAAACTACTGAAGCTGAAAGAAGCTGCACCACAACCAAAAGCCAGATACCGCTGCCAGATTTCCACAAAGAACTGGATGGCAGAAAACGAAGGTGAGTTGCTGGTATGGGAAGAACCCAAGCCGGGGAGAAGGTATATCATCGGGGCAGACGTAGCCGAAGGTATTGGTATAGGCGACTTTTCCGTTGCCGAGGTTATTGACCACGCTACCGGTGAACAGGTGGCAGAGTGGCATGGCAAGTGCGACCCTGACGAATTTGGGCTGATACTGCTGGCCTTGGGCAGGCGGTACAACACAGCTTTACTAGCTGTAGAGCGGAACAACCACGGATTGATGACTGTGACAACAGTTGTCAATGACCGTTACCCACGGGTGTATTCCGAGTTTGTGCCGGAACCGCCGGGACCACCACGCAAGCGATTCGGATGGCGTACAGATCGCAAGACCAGACCTCTTATCCTAGACGGGATGGTCAAGGATGTCAGGGAAGATACCCATGGGATAAAGGGCGAAGGTCTTATAGAAGAGATGATGTCGTTCAAAAGGCAGGATAACGGCAACATGGAGGCAGACGTAAACCGGCACGATGACCGAGTAGTGGCATATTCGATAGCAAAACATATCAGGCAGGCAGTACCACTACCATCTTCTGCAGGTGGTGAACCGCGCTACAATACCATTTCCAACAAATCCCTCCGCAAAAAAAGTGCTTTAGGATGGACGTAACATCCATGTTAGCACGTTCCTCTTGACATCTTAGACAATACGTGAATAATCCATGCTAACTCAGTTCATTTCGTGAACAGGCAGTTCTTGGAGATAGCATGGCAGAGGCAATACCGGTACGCAACAGTGACGGAACAACCCAGATCGGGTTGACCAAATTCACGCCTGCGTCTGTGCTTATGGCACAAGAGCAGCGGATGGCAAAAGAACGCGAATCCGCCTCTATGAACAACCCTGTCATGGATTCTCTGGCTGGCTATATCTCAAAATGTTGGACCGCTGCAAAGCGGGCGAAGATGCCGATTGAAACGCAGATGCTGAAAAACCTGCGTATGCGTAGCGGAACCTACGAATCAGACCAGCTGCGGGCTATCCGCGAAATGGGCGGTTCTGAAGTCTATGTCATGCTCACCGGGACTAAATGCAGAGCTGCAGAATCTTGGATCAACGATGTCATGCGCCCTATTGGTGAGCGTCCGTGGACAATCAACCCCACCCCAATGCCTGACATACCACCTGAACTTGAGTCAGAAGTGCGCGACGAAGTAGCCGGTGTTTTCAGGTCAGTCCTAGACCGTGCGGGCCAAATGGGGATGATGGTTGACCCCGCAAAGCTGCGGTCAGAAATACGCAATTATGCAGAAAAAGAGCGCGATAATGCCCTGAAGAAATTGCAAGAAGAAGCTCTTGAGCGTGCTGAACGGATGTCGATGAAGATCGACGACCAGCTTGTTGAGGGGGGATGGCAAGACGCTTTCTGGACAGCTATATCAGATGCGGTGACACTCAAGGCTGGAATCATCAAGGGTCCGGTTGTACGCAGGCGCAAGACGCAAAAATGGGTACAAGGACCGCAAGGTTGGGTAGTTGACGCAGTTGATGCGCTTGTCACAGAGTTTGACCGCGTGTCTCCGTTTGACCTTTATCCTGCCCCTGACTCACGCAACCCTGATGATGGATACCTGATTGAGCGACACAAGCTAACACGGTCTGACTTGATTGCCATGATTGGTGTGCCTGGTTATTCGGAAGACAAGATAAGACTTGCGCTCAAAGAGTACGGGAACGGCAAAAACGAAATGCTTTCCATAGATTCAGAGCGGGCCATGATCGACTTTGGTTCAACTGAATCGCTGACCAATACCGAGAAGATTGAAGCTCTTGAGTTCTGGGGTTCTGTTCAGGGAAAGTTGCTCAAAGAATGGGGTATGAAGGGCGAAATAGACGATGAACTGGAATACGAAGTTAATGCGTGGCAGGTAGGAAGTTACGTCATCAGGGCCATCCTAAACCCTGACAAGCTGGGCCGCAAGCCGTACAGCGTCGATTCGTATGAGCGTGTTGCCGGTTCATTCTGGGGTAAGGGCATACCTGAGTTGATGTCCGACATCCAGCACGTATGCAACGCAGTAGCCCGCTCCATCGTGAATAACGCCGCCTTTTCGTCCGGTCCTATGCTTGAAATAAACTCAGAGCGGGTACAGGAACACGGCAATGAAGTCTGGCCTTGGAAGGTATTTCAGGCCACAAACCAGCAGATGTCAGAATCTCCAGCTGTCAGGTTTTACCAGCCGAACATCGTAGTCGCACCGCTGCTTCAGGTCTTTGAGTTCTTTGCTGCCATGGCTGAAGACCAGACCGGAATACCGCGCTGGGCATACGGCAACACTGACATTGGTGGGGCAGGGGCGACATCGTCTGGTCTGTCTATGCTGATGACCAACGCCTCTCGCGGTATCAAGGAAGTCGTAACCCATATCGACAAGATGATTAAGGGCTGTATTGAACGCCAGTATGACTACAACATGGCCTATGACCCTGACGAAACCCTCAAAGGCGATTGCAAGATTATGGCTCGCGGTTCTTCTTCGTTGCTTGCCAAAGAGCAGAAACTGACACGCCGCACAGAGTTCCTTGCAGCAACCGGCAGTAACCCGACAGACATCCAGCTAATAGGGCTTGAAAACCGTGCCAAGATGTTGATCCAGCAGGCCAAAGACCTAGACCTTGAAGTAGAGATGCCGGAAGAGTTGGAAACAATGGTTGAACAGCTGGCGCAACAATTCGCCATGGCTGGCGGTATGCCCCAGATGCCGAAAGGCCAAGCGCCAACTGAAGCCCCCAAAATGCTTGACAACAGTGGTGCTGAAATGGGCGGCGGTGACAGTAACTTGTTTCAGGATGCGGCATGAACAACCAAGATGCTAACACGCTGGCCGACCTCCACGGCACGCCATACTTTGACTGGCTTGGACGCAAGATTAACGAAATACTAGGTAACATGATCTATTGTTCAGACACTGACGCACTCAGGCAGGTGCAAGGCAAAGCGCAGATGCTGTCAGAGCTGATATCAGAAATACAGAAGGCAAACGACACACGGGCAAACCGTACCGCTTCGCCTCCGATTGCCAACAGGCACAGGTTTTAACAGCAAACGACAGGGATACCAGCACTCTGGCCCCTGCATTTACGGGATACCATCTTTGATGGCCCCTACGGAGTACAATCAATGTTAGGTGTAACCGATCCAGCATCAGATGCACGGCAGAAGGCAGATGAACTGCGCCGCAAGGTGTATCCAGACCTCTATCCTGAAGATGGGGCGGATGCTAACACCGAAGACGGCACACAGGACAGTCAGGCCGACGCACAACAGGAGCAAGAACCACAGCAATCTGCTGAACCAGAACCACAGGTACAGCAACAGGATGACCCAAACAGCGAAACGTGGAAGCAGCGCTACCAGACCATAGACGGGAAATACCGTAATGAGGTTCCCCGCCTGCAGGAACAGGTCAGCAGACTGCTTGAGCAGCTTGACCAAGCGACGGCAAAAGCCTCCGAAGCAAAGGAACCGCAGCAGCAAACAGCACCGTTGAGCGAATCACTCCTGCAGTTACAGGAACTATATGGTGACAATTTTGTTGAGGCGATTAAATCCATTGTCCGGGCAGAAAACGAAGAGTCAGTCAAGCCGCTCCGAAACGAAGTGGAGAACGCCACGCAGCAAGTAAGTCAGATGGGGTTCTATGCAAATCTTGACCGTGCAGCAGACGGCTGGAGGCAACTGAATGAAGACCCACAATTCATAGCATGGCTTGAGAAATCAGACCCTGTGACCGGCATTGATTATCACAGCGTCCTCATGTCGCACTTTGAACGTGGCGACTACCATAAAACAGCTGCAGTGTTCAACTATTACAAGGATTTGGCAAGCGCAGCACAACCAGTGCAAAAGCGGCAAGCCAAAACCCCTGATGAACTGGTAGCCCCACGCAAGACCGGAGGGGGAACACAGTCGGTAGTTGACAATAATGCAGGGGATGTAATGAGCATGACTGCTTACGAGCAGCTGCAACGTGAATATCTGAACGGTGCCTTTAAGGGCAAAGAAACAGAATACCGTAACAAAAAGGCATCGTTCCTGCGAGCCGCCCAAGAGGGCAGGCTGATCTAATACGAGGAAACCACCATGGCTATCAATAGAGTTCCCGGCGCTGTCGATTTCGGCAGTTCCTCATCCAACAAGTACACCCCCCAGCTTTACGCAATGGAGCTGCTGGAGAAGTTTTACAAGACAACCGTGTTTGGCGAGATTGCCAACACCAAGTATCAGGGCTTGATTAGCAAGCAGGGTGACAAGGTTATCATCCGCACCCGTCCTGACGTGACCATCTTCGATTACGTGAAAGGCATGAGTCTGCGCGATAAGCGGCAGTCTCCCGAAGCCCCCAACATCGAACTGACCATCGACTACGCCAAGGCATACAGCCTGAACATTGACGACATTGACGACCTGCAAACTGACATCAACCTGATGGAAGAGTGGGCGTATGATGGTGGGCAACAACTGGCACTGGCTATTGACCGGTCTATCCTGAACGCATGTTACGCCTACGCCCACGCATCCAACAAGGGCGCCACTGCTGGTTTGGTGTCTGCTTCCTACAGCATGGGTGTTACTGGGACCCCGCTGCAAGTCACGACCACCAATGCCCTTGATCTCATCACTGATGCCGACGCTATCCTGTCTGAGCAGAACGTGCCCCAGACTGACCGGTTTATCGTTCTTCCCGGCTGGTACACCAACCTGCTGCAAAAAGGCGATCTGAAGCGTGCTGACATTACTGGTGCTACCGGTGGCGACATCAACCAGATCATCCGCAACGGTAAACTGGGTACGCTGTCAAACTTCACCGTATACGAAACCAACAACTATGTACCTGTTTCTGACGCTGGGCATCAGTGCTACAACATCATCTACGGTCACAAGTCTGCCCTGACCTTCGCCAGCCAGCTGGTTAAGAACCGCACTATTGACGACCCTGACAGCTTCGCAACCATCATGGACGGTCTGCAGGTTTATGGCTGGTCGGTGCCTAAGCCTGAGTCAATGGGTGTCCTTTACGGCTACAAGTAACATCATTGTTTGCTGCTAACACGTACCCCCTTTGATTAGGGGGTACTTACCAACCAAGGAGATTGTCTTATGGCTACTGTAAGCCTTGTAACTTCAACCCAGACCGGAGCTTGCCCTACCAACGCAAGCCGTGCGTTTGTGCTTTCCAAAGAGATTGATTGCGATTCCGCAACCACTGTCATTGCCACTGCAGATGTTGTAGAGGCAATTAAAATCCCTGCTAACTGCATTGTCACATCTGCAGCCATCCGCGTTGTAACCGCTTCTGCAGCAGCTACCTCTGCAGCCGGAGCCGTAAAAGTTGGATCTACATCTATTATCGCTGCTGGCGATCTGAAGTCTGCCGCTGGTACTGTTATCGGTGGGGCTGCAGCTATCCCCGGAACATCGGTATCGGATACAGTTGACTTTGTTCCCACCTATGTTGGTGCCGGTGTCAAAGGCAAGTTCGTTATCAGTGTCGTCGTAGCACCTATCGGTTAAACAGTCAGGGGGCTTAACCGCCCCCTTTCTTTGAAAGGATTTTTATGTATCTCAAGAACGCGCAAAATGGAGAAGTGTTCGCGTATTCGCCGTTTCTTGCCGCCATGCCGAACATGGTGCCATGCAAGCTGGACGGGTCATTGCCAGATGAAGTCAATTCTGCAGTTCAGGAAGATCAAGCGGTATCCGAAAAGCCCAAAGCTAAAAAATAAGGTGCCATTATGCTGATGTCAGACTTCATCGTGTTAGCACGCAGAAAAATGGATGATCTCGTTGGTGCGTCAACGGCCAGTATGTATTCTGACGATGATTTTGCTGATTATCTCTTTGAGGTAAGTGGTGAAATAGCACAGGAAACGCTGTGTTTGCGTGATTCTTCCACGGTTGAAGTCTGTCAGATTACTACCGAAATAGGCACATCATATTACGCCTTGCATGATTCGGTGCTGGAAGTCAAAAGGGTTGACTACCAAACCGTAGATGGCCGTTCAGAACTCAGGCTGGCTACACCTGATTGTCTTGCTGCTCAGTGTATCAACTGGAAAACCACCCATGGCGTTCCGACCATGTACGCACTGGAAGACGAGGGGATCAGGCTTGACCGTGTTCCAGAGGTGGCAGGCACGCTTTACTTGTCGGTCATCAGGCTGGTGTTGGACAGGATTGACGCCGGTTCGTCGGGAGAGTGTTCGGAGCTACCAGCTCGCTATCACGCACATCAGCTGAACGGGGTGTTAGCACGGGCGCTTATGAAACCTGACACTGAGGCGTTCAACAAGTTCAAGGGCGACGCATATATGGCTATGCAGAACAAAGCCACTGAGCAGATCAAGCGCACTGAACTTCGTCGTCGCAAGGGGATGTAATGCCACAAATAATCCTCTTCAGAAAATGCCTTGGCTACACCGACTCATCAGCCGTTGCCACTCAGGGTCATAACCCTGAAACAGGTGAGACTCAGTTGATCGGCTGCAGTAACGCCACCGTCACCGATGATGGCGCTATCGAGAAATCCCCCGCACTTACTACCGTTCACACCCATTCCTCACCCGTTACCAGAGTATCAGCAGGCTCCCGACTGTTCTTCGGGGATGGCACTGACACCTATGAGTATGTTGGCGGGGTCACTCCGGTCAACAAACGGTTCCCTGTCCTTGACGGTCCAATGATCCACACCCCGCAGGATGTCAGGGTGTCAGGCTCAACCAAGGTCTACAAGTCAGCCAACCCGATTGGTACGATGGCGGAAGCGGTTGCAGGCACGAATCCAAACCCGTCCGTAGCAACTACCTTTGCAGGCCAGCCGGTATTTGATGGTGGCTTCTCGTTCAACGCCAGAGCCTACGGGTACAAGGGCAAATTTCTTCAGTACAGTTCGGGGTATGGCTATGATCTTTGGGATACCGCAAACGGATTTGTTGGGCATCAGTTCGATGTTCTTGGTGCCGGGGCTGTGCCTGGTGTTATTGCTGTGGGCCATAACGAGGGAGTAAGCGTCTATATCGGCGGCGATTTCCAAGACCAGCAGACAGCCAAGAAGTTCTATCCGTGCGGCTACATCAACAAGACCCTCTACAGCGGGTTCATCAGCAAAGCGCTGGGATACGGTCATGTTTTCATCTGCTCAGACGGCATCTACATGGTCGGGCAGGACGGTGCTATCAGCAGGTTGACAGGTGACAACCTTGAGTATGCCGACACTCTGAATACCACCTACACCGGGGCAATCGTAGCAGATGGCAAATATTTGGCTTTTGGTAACGCCTCAACCGTTGAGTACGATTTCAGAGTCAAGGCTGTCATGCTCAGAAGTGGTGGCATCGCTTCAGCCTGCATGTGGAACAGTGAAGTGCCTTACCTTGCCAACGGCAGCACACTGGCAACCATAGCAAGCTCGCAGAACACCACGGTAGCCAGTTCTGTAACCCTGCCCTACGCTTACCTTGGGTCAGACGGCAGAAAGTCCTTCATCGACCTGTATTTTACTGGACGTCTTGACGGTGATATGGAAATCGTCTGCCGTGACCAGACTGATCCAGAAGAACCGGAAAAGTGGACAGTAGAAGTGTCTGATCTTGGCATCTGCCAGAACAAGCGGATCAAGTTGCCTAAAGGGATAGTCGGTAGCAAAGTGTCGTTCCAGATCAACGCACTGGCAGGCAGCACCTTCAGGATGGAAGAAGCCAGAGTGGTCTATGAGTCAGGCAACCGCAGATGATTACCGTGCCACCACAGCTTCGTGAATCTACGCCTGACAAAGAGGCTATAAGGGCTGAAATACAACGCTGTGCCTATAAGAGCAGGATGGAGCTTGGTCAACTCAACACCCTCACCAAACGGTTCATCTACAACAACGGGATGGAAATAGTTTACCGGTACTGCTTTGGTAAAGAGGATGTCTGGGTTACGTTGCCTGTTGTAGAGGTCAAGCAGCTTGAAGTAGCTGCAGAAGAGACGCTGCACGGCTTCGCAGTCCACCCAAGAACAAGCCTGTACCCCACTGGTGCCAATTTCAGCAAGACGCTGCCTGATGGGTCGTATGAGAAGTTACCAACGGTAATAACCACTGAACGACCAGACGGTAGTACTTATGACACGCCAATCACCACCATGTTCCCTCTGTACGATGACGACAAAGGAACTATGGCTATAGTTGGTGAAGAAACAGAATGGGAATCAGAAGTAGCTGACCCCGATAATTACGGTATCCACGCTTGGACATCAGAAGATGAAACAGTAACGTGGAGAGGCTGGCCTTGTAGAACAATAGGTTGCGGTAGGGAAACGTATGTTGAAGGTGTTACGCAGGGGGATGTCCAGACTTCCTTCAATACCTTTTACACGCCGCTCTTTGGAAATATTTATGTTGATGGAGAGGCTATCCCTGTCCCCGGCAAAGTAAGAGGTGCTGGTGTTTCTTCTGTTGGGAAAGTGTTTATCTCAACGGTTAATTACACGCAATATGATTTTGTTGGTTTTGGTAGCAATGAAGTAAACCCTGACGGTCTTGATTGGTTGTACGACAATCCTGACGAGCAGATTACTGATGACAACAAAGCTGGTAAGGTTGGTAACTACTATGATGAGTTGTATGTTGAGGTTACTGCTGGTGTCCCTTACACGGTAAACGGCAGGGTTCGTTATGCTACGAGCGTGGTTGCTAATCAAGACGGTACTTCTGTTGACGGCTGGTTAAGAATAGGACACAGGATTAGCCCCATTACAAACCTTTCTGTTTGGTTTTCTGCTGATGGCAAAAGCACCAATGAGGACGGGGGGAGTTGGTCTTGGACATTTGCGGCTACTCCTAACGCAGATAAAGAAGTATCGCAGGGTACGTTTACAAGCAGGTTTACAGAAAGAACAGATACAGCCGTACATGAGTACACCGTCTATGGGGCACCTAACCCATGGAAAGTAGTTGCTAATACCAGTTGGCAGACAATGTATATGCTCACCAAGCACGGAATAGTAAGTTATTTCAGGGATGACAAGACAATAGGTATAGGAGTGAGTCATGAAGATGCGGATGAGTATGGAAAAGTTGACGTTTATCATATAAGCCGTCCTGATCCTACAGGGTACTATATTGAACATTCATTTGTAATCGATTCGGATGGAGCACACATATATACTTTTACAGCAACTCAGTTCAAGGCGGGTCCGTACAAGTGGGAAGGCGCTGAACCATTAGAGGGGTCAAATGGTGACATGGTAGCTACATTAACTCTTCCACAAAAATGTGTAGCCGGAGGCACAATACCAGCCTTAATAACTGTAAGCGTCATTGATAATTGTGGTTTTACTGCAAGCTACACATTCTCTGAGCCCTTGCAATTTGGGTATGCCACACTAATGTCAGATATAGCTTGTGTTAATCCGATAACTACCGGCGGCGTACCGGCCAATTCAGGGTATGTCACCGTGCAGACCGATGACGGTTACATTTTGTACTTTGTTGGTTTTTTTACGAGTTGGGGGGGTACACCAACTTGGACGTGCCGTAGTGACAGTACATGGGGCGGTGAAATTATTAGTAGCAATGCTGATATAATCATTGTGGCATACAGAAAGCAGACTTTTAAAATACAATGCTAACGTGCGGGGGGGGGCTTATGTTTGATAAGGACATTTTGAAGTCAGAAAACATCAATTCTTATGATGAGTTTAAAGACACAAAACAGCTTGATGGCAAGTCTGTTCCGCCGCTATCAATCTTCTTGTCCGCACTTGGGTTTTATTATTACATGATAAATAAATACCCAACATTTGAAATACGAGACGCTGAGTTATTAGTGTACCGAGATGACAGAGAATCGCACCCTGCAACATTATCTGCCTGTTGTGGCGGTGGAGAAGTTAAATGACACAGAAGGTTACATTTTGTGATTGGGAGTGTGAACCTTGTCTTGGCGTTGGAGAGGCTACGCGCCAAACCAAGTCATTTTCAAGCATTACAATAAACCACACCAAAAACATAGATGCAAGTATCACCATTGGACCAACTGTAATACCACTCCGAAAAAGAAACAGAGTGTTTTCTTTAACGCATGAGAGGGGTTGGAAAAAAGAATATGAAGCAGTTGTGGTAGATTATGAATATAACCAATATGACTGCAACACAGAAGAAAGTCTTTGGAAGCTTTCTGTAACTGAAAATGCAACGTGGACAGACAGCGCAATCTACATAGCTGATACACAACACAACAATGCCTTCTGGCAAGAAGTTGTTTATAAGTGTGCTTTTAGTGGAACCAGTAAAGACACGACCGGCTTTATAATGCCTAGATGGGCTGCAAACAAACTTAGGTTTAATGACGTTCATTACAATGTCACGCGAACTTGGAAACTAATGCTAAATGGCAACGTAGAGATACTGTATTCAGAGTCATACATAATGCCGATGTATTCTTCAGAGCATCCTTTATTTTTTGTATATCCAATGCCTATGAGTGGTGTTTCTGTTGATCCAGATTTTGGTGAGTGGACATTTCCGCCGGGGACAGTCGTGCATAATTATAGCTTTCTTGATTATCGTACCGGAGGCTTTGGTCCGGGAGCAGAAGAAATAGCAAGCGGCGGTCAGGATTACTACCACCCAGAATATCTTTGGTACATGGGAGATCATAGAGAAGAAGACCAGAATGATGCAGTGACAAGGTTTAATGATACATACGGGGCTTATACCAATGTCCACGATAAAGAGGTGCGCAACCAGCCGTTCCCGCGCATCTGGGGACCAGAAGACCCAAGAGGTTCTATCATCAGAGACTTTGCTGGCAACACGTTTGCTTCAGTCACTGTAACGAAACAAGATGGTGACTTGCTGCACTTTAACAGGTTTGTAAGTTCAGACGGGACGAGTATTGATATTCCAGAAACAATCCCCGGCAGTGATGTTAGATACTATCCGGTGGGGTTAATATGATTGACTTACTACTCTATGCGTTGTCAGCTTACTGTATTACTTTTGTAATTGCATCTAGCAGTCTGTTCGAACCATTCAGGCTTTGGTTTATGGCTAAAACCCCGAAGTTAAAGGTCGGAAACCACAAGCACATGATCGAGTGCAGAATGTGTTTTACCTTTTACTCAAGCGTGTTAATTTGCAACACAGACTGGCAAATGATTTTACCAACATACGGACTGGCCTACTTTTTAGCAACACAGGAGAAATAATATGACAATGGTACTGATGGATTCAGGGGCAACGCAGATTGCCAACAGTTATTTTAAAAAGGTCAACCCTGCCGCAGGTAACAACCTGACGCTGAAACTGTTTGTCAACGACATCACACCTGCTGATGATGACGTGATCGGTGATTACACTGAAGCGGTTGGTGGTGGTTACGCTGCTAAGACGTTGACGGCAAGCAGCTTCACCGTGAGCACGGTAGGGGACATTGTACAGGCTGCATACGCCCAACAGGACTTTGTATTTACCGGGGCGCTTGACACTAACCCTGCTATTTACGGGGCTTACGTGGTGGACGCTGACGGTGTGCTGATTCTGGCTGAACGGGCAGCAGCAACTTATACGCCTACCGCTGCTGGTCATATGTACGCTGTTAATGTTGTTGTTCAGATCAGCAAAGGGACGCCTACATAATGGCTCTGGTAATCACTTCATACACATCAGGCGGCACATTCACCCCTCCTGCCGGTGTCACTGAAGTAACTTACCTCATCTGCGGCGGCGGTGGTGGTGGCGCTGTTGGCGGCGGTGGTGCAGGTGGTGTGCTGGAAGGTGTGTTCAGCGTAACCCCAGAACAAGAATATACGGTTTCTGTTGGACTAGGAGGGAGCGGGGCTACAACTTGGGGTCAGGTTGGGACTTCAGGTGGCAACTCTAGCGTCTTCGGTTTAACTGCCATTGGTGGTGGGTACGGAGGTCACGCTGACGGTGGTGGTGGTGGGGGCTCTGGCGGAGGCGGAGGACGTATAGGTGCCGCTGGTGCTGGCACTTCTGGTCAAGGTTACGGCGGAGGAACGGGACTTAACTCGGGTAACTATCCCGGCGGCGGTGGTGGTGGTGCTGGCTCTATTGGCGGCACATCCCCCACCACCGCCATTGGTGGCTCTGGTGGTCAAGGCGTTGCGTCAAGCATTAGCGGCACAGAACAGTATTACGGTGGTGGTGGCGGTGGTGGTACGTCAACCGGCGGAGGAACAGGTGGAATCGCCGTACATGGTGGTGGTAATGGTGGTGCTACAGTTAACGGCTCATCTGGCACTAACGGGACTGGCGGCGGTGGTGGTGGTGGTTATACTTTTGGCGGAAGAGGCGGCGATGGCATAGTTATCCTAAGCTATGATGAAGTGACCAGCGTTGATTTTTCGGGTGGTTTCGTTGTTGGCGGGAGTATGGGGATCAACTTCCCGATTAACATCACTGGCGGGGCTGTCATCGGTGGCGCATGTTCTTTCAGCGACGGGCACATGCTCAGCCTGTCAGGTGGACTGCTGGCTGGCGGGACTTTGGATCAGGCAACCGGCTACATCACCACGACATCAGGCGGTATGGTCGTTGGTGGTAACTTCGCTCTGCCTGCTGGATTGATGCTGTCAGGAGGATTCGTAACCGGGGGGGGCTTTGGCACTCACACTGAAGGTGGTATGTCTACCGCTGGCGGTTTCATCATCGATTCTACCATGCTGAAAAACCAGATTCCATACGATCTTTACGCGCCAGCAGCACTGGCGTTCGGACTTACTGACGCATCAATCAACTTTAAACTGGAGCAACAGCCATGAGCATAGTCGTACAGAAGGGCAACGCTTTTTCAGGGCAGTACACACAGGCTGTTATCGCTACAGCAACCGACTGGACAGGAACGGCGGCAGTCTATGCCAGTTATTCCGGTACGGCTATCTTCAGCGTTGATCTGACGATTAGCGGTGACGGCACCAAGTTACTGTTCACCCTGCCTGCTGATGACATCCTGAATCTTGATGCTGGCACCTACAGCATTATCGGCAACCTCAAAAGTACCACCCTTGACATTGACACCTACCGTCAGGACTACATGACCGTAACTGATGTTGTTATCAGCGATCAGCCGATGACTGTGATTACCATGACGATTGCCAAGATTGACGGTACGCCTACAGGTGTAGGTACACAAAGCCTGACCAATACGGTGGATGGTGTTGTGGTTGTGCAGGGTTGGAAAGGCGTTCAAGTACGGGCTGCTGTTACTGACGCCTTCAACATCGGGACTGATATTATCGGCACAGAGACTGTCAGTACAGAGACAAACGCAGCTGGCTACGCTCAACTTGCTGTGATTAAGGGCTCAACCGTGACCGTATCCTGCCCGTCTTTCGGCAAGACTGTCACCGTTGATACTACCGGCCTTGATACCATTGACTTAAGCTCGTTCTTTTAAGGAGTAATATATGCCAACCTTTGACGACTTATCACCAGCCACCAGCATGACGGCAGACCGCACTTGGGAGGCGTTTCAGAGCAAGTACGTGACGGCTGGCAACTATGCTGTCTGGGCGCAAGGGCTGCTTGAAGGCAACCTTAAAGAGATTAGGGACAAGCTTGAGCAAGATGACATCACCCCTGCTCTCACTGACCTACTGGCTTTGATCGAGGCGATACCGACTTACACCCCCGGCACCATTATGGGGTTCGTGGCACCAACGACACCTGATTACAAGGAGGTGCCAGACTACACGGCTCCTACGATGGGTACGTTGGTAACAGTCCCTGACTACGTGGCACCTACTTCGCCAACGTTGCTGACTATCCCCTCTTACGATGCCCCGACACTTGGTTCTATGTTGTCGATACCAACCCTTGATCCGATTGTGATACCGGATGCGCCAAGTAGTGACGTGACCTTCACCAACAGCGAGTTTACCGATACCCTGTTGACCAGCGTAAAATCAAAGCTGACAACTGATCTTGGCACGAACAGCACCGGACTTGGCTCTGCAGAAACAGCCTTGTTTGCCAGAGAGACAGCACGTCAGAATGCAGCACGGGCAGCAGCGTACACCGAACTGACTACACAGTATTCAGCTCGTGGGTGGGATATGCCTCCCGGTGCGTTACTTGCCAAACAGACGGAAGTTAACAATCAGTCTGCGCTGCTTTTGTCAGATTCCAGCTCGCAGATCATGGCCGAATCAGCACGTCTTGCGGTTGATTACAATAAGCACGTTTTGTCCGTTATCGTACAGCTTGAAGACTTACTTGGCAGACTACACGATTCAAAAGTAGCCAGAGATTTTGAGGCAGCCAAGGTCACGGTGCAACTTGCCTTTGAAGGGTTCAAGGCAGTTGTGGAAGCGGCGCTGACAGAAGCGAACATCCAGAAGGCCGCAGTCGAGGCAGTAGTTGCCAACAACAAGGGAGTCGTGGAAGTGTTCCTTGGGCAGTTGCAAGGAGAGATAGACCCAATCAAGGCTATCGCAGGCGTGAATCAGTCTCTGGTGCAAGCGTTTACCAGTGAGGTAGATGCTGCCATTGCTCCAGTCAAAGCTGCTGTTGATGTCAATGATGGCATTATCAAGGCATTCCTTGGCGAAGTAGAAGGTCAGACCGCCCCAATGAAAGCGATTGCCGATGTCAACCAATCATCTTCTGCCGCTTACGCATCAGGTGTACAGGCTGCGTCTGCTGCTGTTCAGGCTGATGCCCTGCCGGAAGAGTTGAAGATCAAGCAGACACAGCTCCAGCTCGAAGACGCAAAGGTAAAAGCGAGTGTGTTGTCAGATACCGCGAAGATGGCTATCGAGGCAGCATTCAGGGACACCAGTATGTCGGTAGAAACCCTCAAGGCTGTTGCTCTGCAGTGCGCCCAGATGATTGCTGCCAGCTTCAATACGGTTTCTGCCAGCTCCAGCATTGCATACCAGGCACAGGGCTCCACCAAGTACGATGGCGATATTACTACCCATGATGCAACTACCAGATATGTGGCTGACCTAAAGATACAGCCACCGTCATATACTTGATGGCTTGTGTTGCCATCTTTGAAAGCAAATGATAAAACCATACAAAGTTGAGAGGTGCTAACATGGGTGCGATACCAGAAGAGAATGTGAGAACTGAAACCGAAGAAGGTGTGCGCGTATACAATAACGCAGACCTAGAACAACGGTACGGTAGCATGGCGTCCACACCATCGTTTGCACCAACCGCCTTGGCTGGAAAGTCTGGTATGACGCAAGGCACAGATGCCGTTGACGATATATTGCAAAGGGTTGTCTCCAGACAGCAGCAGCCGACATGGGTTAATCAGGGTGCGCTGGCAAGCACCCGTGATACGCTCAATCAGGATATGTCTGGCTACCGCCAAGACTTTGATACGCACCAGTCCTTGCGCCCCGGCCTGTCTCCAAAGATGGCCTCCGAGATGGCGATCATGCAAAACAATGGTGCTAACCCGATCCACCGGCAAAACGCTGCTGCTGAGGTAGCTCTATATAAGGACCGGATGGCTGCTTGGGAACAGCAAGGCAAGGCCAT